CCATTTTGTACGTCAATTGCGAATACTGGTTGTGCATCGCCGTGTGTTCTTGTAAAACCTGCCATGATAAAATTCCTTTAAAAAGTTTGAATCGTATAGATTCATACTATTATTTATGCCTGGTAACAAAAAAAGTCGGTTTTGGCTACTGTCTTCCAGCCAAATTCTGGCGACTAAAGCCCATTCTATCTACAAATTTAAGTCCGTGACTTACAAATCCTTCTTGAGTTTGTGTGCCGTCGTCTAAATAACCCTTGACAGGGGCAGTCTTGGCGGCTTTATTAAGCTGGTCTACAATATTCATTTTAAGATTGTAGATAGCTACCCAAATAGTAAATGCACCCACTACACCTGCTTTATTAGCAGCCAAATGCTGATTAATCTTTTCACGCATCTTATCAGTCATGGGTCTTGAATTAACATACTCAATAAATCCTGCATATAAATCATTCAAGTCTCCGGCTACGATACGCTTATTAATGTATGTAGTGAATAGTTGATTGAATGTATTTCTAGCCTGGGGTGCTGTAGTCATTAACTGTTCTACTGATTGTCCATATTTTTGTATGGCTGATTGTGCCCTCTTAAGCAAGGTAGCATTTAACTTTAGACTAGGAGTGATTGGCATTTTAGCAGGTAATATAGCTACATCACTATTATTTTTCAATTTACCAATAGTACCATCTAATGGGATTGCTTGGTCTGTTGTTAATGCATCGGGTGCAATATATTGGTGTACCACTATACCTGAGTTTTTCTTATCAAAAAACTTACCCAAATCACTATTTGCATCTACTGTATATGTAATTCCATTAGGGTTAGCTTTGAATGTGTATAGCCCGTTCTTTTCTACTAATGGTTTACTGAATAACAAATCACCCCAATAATAACCTTTACTTCTGTCAGACTTTTCTAAACCGGGCCATATCTGTGCAATTAATTGATGTAAGTCTGCACGATTTACCCCACGTGCCTGGTCATATTGAGCAAACTGTTCTGGGCTGAATACTTGACGACCACTACCATCTTTCTTGTTAAACATATGCTTGTCTAATATAGTGAACTTACCATTACTGTTACGTCCAAATATCAATGCAGGATAACCGTCCCATTTGATTGTGACTTTTTCAGGTTTAGCTACCGTATCCGCCATAGCTTGAACAGCTTGATTAGCACCACTTACACCACGTAAGAAAATCAAATCCTCAGGATGGTCAAGATGACCTTTATCTTCTGTAACAACATTGGATATTTGGTCAATTTTAGTTGTCAATATTGCCAGTGATTCAACTAGGTTCATTATCTCGATTTTTCTTTAGAGATTTAGAAAACTTTGCCTGGTCCTTGCTTTTGATGGCACCTAGCAATTTGCGCTCTAAAATGGCGGCTTGCTCTGGACTATAGTTACGATTAATCATCTCTATTAGATTGATAGCACTGGTAATAATATTATGACCACGACTCTCAATAATGTGAGTCTTATCTCTATTATTACCAATAGCTTCTAGTTCTTCTAGCAGACTTCGAGTTTGTTTTTGCATATTAGTTTCCTAATAGTATTTATCTACTTTTAGGTTTTATTTCTTAAACCATTCAGCATTGACTTTAGCTTAGAACCCTGCACATCCGCTATAATACGTTTGTTTTCCGGCTCTAGTATCTCCCCTGTCCCTTGGTCTATAATAGGTTCAGTTGATACCAATGTACTTTGAGGTTTAAGTTGACTCATAATATCATTAGCACTAGGTTTGGGGGTATAACTATTTTGATTATCAGGATCGCTATCACTAATACGCATAGTTTCAATATCATAATCTAAGTCAATCTTTTGTCCTACACCAGTTGAACTACGACTTTTCATACACTGAATCTGATACTTACCTCTCTCACGCATACTACGACTTGTAAAGATACCGAACACGTTATCAGCAGTATTAATCTTACTGATACCACCAGCAATGTGACTATGGTCAAACTCAATCTCATCAACCGCACTACGATTTAACTGACTTGCAGTCACCATTAATATGCCCATCTCTTTTGCAAGATTACGCAATTCTTCTGCTACATACTTGTCTTTAATAAACTGGTCGTTAGGATTGACTTTAACACTGACTGGCATAACTAAATCTAAATAATCAACCATAACAAAGTCAATCTTAATACCTGTTTGAATCTGCACCTCTTTTAAATAAGCACGAATATCATTTACATTACTTTGTGCGGGTAATGCTTTAACACGATATTGTCCAGACTTCTTTCCAACCATTTTAACTTTAAGACTAGTTGTATCAATATCTTTACGAATCGCTTTTGTACCCATCATAGTTAACATAGCATCAGTTCGTAGTGATGTAAGTTCTTCACTAAGTTCTAATGTAATATAGACACCACTCATACCTTGCTGTAACCAGTTCAATGCAATATTCATCATAACTAATGATTTACCTGAACCTGAACCACCTGCAAAGATGTTCAATTCACCTCGACTGAAACCCCCATATAAGATACGATCCATCTGGGGCCAGCCTGTACTAACCTGCCCACCACTATTAAAATATTTGTTAATACGTGCTGCCGGATCATAAAAGTAATCTGTGCCCATGTCTTTTTGCAAACTGATTTGAACCGCATCTTTGATTAGTTTTTCAACAGGGTCGAATTCACCTTTCTCAAGTAAGTCTGCCGCTTTAAGAATGGCACGTTCTAGTTCTTGTCGTTTAGTGAAGGCTTCAAACTCATCCAAGAACCAATCAAATTGATTGGGGCTAAAGTTAGAAATAATATCAATATCTTGACCAGTGATAGCTTTGATTTGTGTAGCGTCAGGTAAAATACTATATTTTGTAGTATGTTCTTTATATAAGTTTACAACTGGCCTTAATGACCTGTCAAAGTTCTCACTATTTAAAATGTTCATAACCCTAGTGTAGAGTTCGGCTTCAGTAATCATCACACGCAAAAATATCTTTTGCATCTCAATACCGTAATCTTTTTTATTTTCGTAATCTTTTTTCAATTTTTTTCCTCTGTAGTTCTATTTTGATTTTACTAGTTGTCGCACTACTCAATATACTGAGTAATGTAGGCAACTTACCATACTTAACTACCGCGTCATTTACATCTTTAACATCGTCATCCCAATTGGGAATACTTACACTATAACCTAACTCTAATGCTCTATCACATGTTTCTAAACCTGTCTTATCTCTATCGGGAATAAAGATAATACGTTTATTAAGTTGTGCTAGAATTTGTGCTTGGTCATCGTTGATTGTATTATGTGTTAACGCACAAGCATTTAAACTTAATGCGTCAAATATACCTTCAACTAACAAACATACTTCCCAATCGGGTTTCTGAAAGTCGTAACCAAATACATAGCCGGATTGTTGTTCGTTAATATACTTAGGGATTTTATTATCTAAGAATCTGCTCGTATGACCTACAATTTTATTCTTGTAGGTATAGGGGATAATAATTCTGTTTGACTGTCTGCCAGTATCGTTAGGTGTAACTAAGAACGGGTAGTCATTATAATTTATCGACCTCGCAGACAGATAATCAATGTATACTTTGTGCAATGAGTTATTAATATCGATTAACTCACCTACAGGCAATGTATGTTCTTTAAATTTTATTTTTGATTTTTGTTTTTTAAGTTGAGTAAAGTCTAACAAATCTTTATGTTGCAAACTTTCTAAACTCCATTTACTAATTTGTTCAGGCTGAATACCTGACCACAATAATATATTTTTAGTATTTTGAGTAATACTTTTACCCAACATAAACCCACATTTGAACCCACAGTTAAAACAATGATATGACCAATTAAATTGCCCATCAAATTTAATACCACCACGACCACGTGTATCAGTTTTATGTCCACGACGGCTACAACAGATAGCATTAAAGCTATGCCATCCACCGTGCGTGAGTTTTTTCTTTCCGGGAATTACTGATAGGATATCAAACATCTATGTAGTATAACACAACTGTCACAGATAAACAACAGTTTAGGTTGATTATCTTGACAATATATTGGTTACTGCACCGTTATTGCTTTCAAATTGCATTCTGATGTAAGGGTGATAACCCTGAACTACATAACCCTTTGTATCAGTTTCAGCAGTATAGGTATCAGTCAATATAGGATACCAATCACCATCTACAATTGTAGAACCTTCAACAACAACGTTACCATAAAAATCACTATACTGTGCTTGAAGTGTTAATATTGGACTGTCATTAGTGTCAATTACACTAGTGTAATATGTAATATTGCTTTCCCCGTTACCCTCAGGGTGTAAATTAGGGAAGTCTTGTCCAGTTGGAATACTTACCGGCATTGAAGGAATAAAGCTAGGTAATACGCTGTTAACAATATTCATATCACCACGTGCTCCTGCATTTTGGTCTACAAACACAGGGTAATCAAACTCGCCTACGGGTATCTCTAAAGAATAATAGCATTTCTGTGCATCAATACTTGCTAAATCTGCTGAATTTAAAAACAATGCGGCAATTCCGGTTGCAGGTAGTTGTAATGTTAATGCTTTTTGTAGTAGGACCACATTACCTTCATAGTTGATAATCCTGCAGGTTATTGATTTTCCTGTAATATCTACAGGTTTTTGTTCTTGATTTAGAAACTGAAACTGAATTTGATTATCTACACCTTTATTAAGTGTTAGTGGCTTGGCATACTGAGGCATATAGCTCCTTGGGGAAAGTCCTGATAAAAGTATAACGATTTGTCTTTGTGTATAGACGAAAACTTGTGTTGAGTACATAATCATATTTATCAAAATATATTGCCAAGTTACCCGATGATAAATATTTCGGTCAATATAATAACAATGATACCAAACGAATTTTTCAATAAACTAACCTCAAATCATCCGTTCATAACTATATGTTCATACGCCAACCAAGATTATGTTGGAATAGTTCAAAATAGGGATGATATTGTCACCACTATATACGATT